TATAGGCTCGCTCAACGTCCCACATGTCGCGATATGGTTTGCCAACAAACCCTGGATTTTGCGCAACTGGAGCGCCAGGACCAATCGTTTTAAACGAAAGCGGCGGCTTACCCGATTTGTTGTTGGATGAATTCCACGCCATATTTACTCAGCGCCCAAAATGTAACCAAATATGCCACACGATACACCTGTCACCAGGAAGCCAATTGGTGGTGCTATAAGAAATCCTCCAATTGCACTAAATAGTATAAATGAAAACATTAGTGTATTTGCGAAGGTAACACGGTTGAGTTTGGATTTTAAGGAAATCAGTATTTTTTTCATTACTCACCAACCTAGCGCATTTTGTGACATACTGATAGAACTCATTGGAGATTAATTGTGCCTGACTGGAATAAAGTTTTAGAATACCTAGAACCCAAAACGCCACTTTTTTGTCCCGAAACGCCATCAATAAACCAAAAAGTTTTTTTAAGAACATACGCCATTGAGGCTTTATTTGGCGGTGCGGCGGGCGGCGGCAAATCATCGGCGCTGCTAATGGCTGCGCTTCAGTACGTTGATGTCCCTGGATACTCTGCGCTTCTGTTGCGTCGTACGTTTGCTGACTTATCTCTACCTGGCGCATTAATGGACAGATTTAGAACGTGGATGTCGACATATGAAGACGTTCACTGGAACGCAAATAGTTTTATTGCGACATTCCCCTCTGGAGCCAGAGTTTCTTTTGGTTATCTAAATAATGCCGGAGATTACTTGCGTTATAAGGGTTCAGAATTTCAGTTTATTGGGATGGATGAGGTCACAGAAATTAGGGAAAGTGATTACAGGTACTTGTTCTCTCGATTAAGAAGACCTGCAAGTGGACCCTTGGCGGATGTGCCTCTAAGAATGAGGTGCGCGTCAAACCCAGCACCTAATTGGGTAAGACAACGATTTATTGTCGAAGGGGCTGAAAAACAAAGAATTTTCGTCCCATCAAAATTGACAGATAACCCAGGCATTGATGCGGTTTCTTATCGACAATCGCTTGCGGCTTTGGACCCAGTAGAAAGACGCCGACTTGAGGAGGGTGACTGGTGGTCAACCACGCTGGGCACAATGTTTGAACGTACGTCTATAGTTATTATAGATAATAATGAATTACCACCAATTACTTCCACCGCAAAACTTGTACGTTTTTGGGACCTTGCAGCCACCGAACCATCAGAAAAAACACCCAATCCCGACTGGACCGTGTGTACTTTAATGCTTTTTGACCAGGGTATTGGTTATGTCTTGGATGTCAAACGAGCACGTTTGAAGAATGAAAAAGTGGAGCAATTTATAGCACAGACAGCATATGAAGATGGTTTGAATGTACCAATCAGGATGGAACAAGAGCCAGGGTCTTCGGGTAAAGCATTGGTTGACCAATTTGCAAGATATGTACTGCCTGGTTACGATTTTGCGGCAATTCGTTCTACTGGAGACAAGGTAACAAGAGCCCGTCCTTTTGCCGCCGCGATGGCGAACGGGAATATCCGAGTAATTAGAGGACATTGGTTATCTGACTGGATGGACGAATTAGCATCATTCCCCGAAGCCTCAGACCACGATGACCAAGTCGACTCCGCCGCCGGCGCTTTCGCACATTTAACAGGGCTTGGGTTGCCGCAAAGAAAAAAAGTCAGTATAGTTGTTTGAACAAATTACTACTAAACAATTTACTAAATACTAAAGGGATTAATGAATAGCGAAAACACAAATAACGCCACTATCGTCAACGAACTTGATTTTTTAAATAAATTTATTTCAGATTTAGAGAACCTGGATGCAGTCCTAACACGCATTTCTGAGTCAAAAATTGAAACCGTAACATTAGCGGAACTACTTTTAAAGTTGAACAAAATGAAGCGTGATTTTTCTGTTATATACGATTCTTTTTCTCAAAAAGTTATGGACTCAATGGGTGATGTTTCTATGATTGAAATTCCATCTGGCGGTTCTATTGAGAAAAAGGGCGCTACAGAGCGCAAAAAATGGCGTCACCCAGAATTGGCTCAACGTGTTGCCGAGAGGCTATCGGAAATGTCCGTAGATATGGATACTGGTGAAGTAATCATGGATGCACAAGGCATGATTGTGAAATTACTTGACTACGCTGCAGTTTCATATTGGCGTGTTGGTAAGTTGGGTGAAATCGGAATTAACCCAGATTCATATTGTGAACAAGGTGATTACAAAACAAATCTAATAGTAAAGGCAGGTAACTAATGGGTGATATATATCAGTTATTAACTGAACCATTTCCGCAGGAAATGGAAAAGAAACTCAACAAGGGTGGAACAAGTCTAACGTACATTCCCGTCAGTGAAGTGATTAATCGCTTGAACAAAATTATTGGCGTAGAAAATTGGTCTTACGAAGTAATAAGATGGGAGCAAGTTGGCGCATCAATAGTTGCGCACGTTACTCTCAAGGCTGAAATTGATGGCAAAACAGTAAGTCGCGACGGTGTTGGTGGTCAAAAAATTAAACTAACCAAAAATCAAGAACCACTAGATATTGGTGACGAACTTAAAGGCGCTGTTTCAGATGCTTTAAAAAAAGCAGCACAAACGCTTGGTGTTGGCCTTTATCTTGCTCGTTCGGGTGAGGCTATGGAAATTGAGCAAGTTATTGATGCATCAAATGAACCATTGAGTCAACATGAAGAAAATTGGGAAAAATTTAAACAAATTTCTAAATCTTTAGACAAAGCCCAAAAAGAACAATTAAATGTTGCGTGGAAGGAAAAATTTAAAGACACTCCAAAACCAACTTCGGCAAACGAGGTAACTGAAAGCGTTCTTGAATTTTTGCACACCGAGGCAGTTCGTCTTCAACTTGGTGGGCAATATGTCGAATCCCAATAACGAAAATTTGCAACCACCAACGCATTTATCTCCATCATCCCTAGCAACATTTGAGCAATGCCCGCTAAAGTTTAAATTTAGTAAAATTGACCAAATCCCAGATGTTTCTGGCAAGGAAGCGTTGATGGGTAATTTTGTGCATGATGTGCTTGAAATTTTTTACGCATTGCCGCCTGATGAGAGAATTATTCAAAACGCTCGTATTATTGCGACTGACTGTTGGGCCAATAAAGGGTGGGGTGAAAAAATTACACAATTAATTAGGAACTCCGCAGAAATTAAAAAAATTCGTTGGCAAGCGTGGTTTTGTATTGAAAATTTATGGCTTGTTGAGGACCCCCAAAAAGTCAACCCTGTGGGCATAGAGCATGAACTCAATTCATCTTTGGATGGCGTAGTTTTAAAAGGTTTTATTGATAGATACAGCAAAGATGAAAATGATGGTCTCATTATTTCTGATTATAAAACTGGCAAAACTCCAAATAAATTATGGCTTTCGGATAAATTTGAACAGTTGAGAATTTATGCCGCATTAATGAATACAACACAATTGTTTCATGCATCTACACTTGAATTAATTTATTTAAAGGACGGTGTTAAGTTTACCGAAAAAGTTACAGATGATTTAATTGTTGGCACAATTGAGCGAATCAAAAAAATTAAATCCGAAATAGACAGTAGATGTATTTCTGGAATTTTTGAAGCCAAAAAATCAAAATTGTGCGATTATTGTTCTTATAAATCAATTTGTCCAATTTGGAGTAAATAATTGTGAGTTATCAAGAAGTATTAAATGATGACGCTTTTGCGCGTCTCGTTTCGGAAGATGTAAAAAACAAAATTTCATCCTCTCAAAAAAAGATTTTATTGGACCCAAACAATTGGGAACGTTGGAAAGATGCCCTACTCATGCTGTCTGAAAATCTTGATGGGCAATTATCAGATATTGAACAAGATGCTTTCGCGGACAAGCAACGCTATGCAAGCATGGGTGAATCAGTGCTTGAGCAGGAGGCCGCTATTTATTATCAAAATAAAAAAAATAAAATTTCTAGATTTAAATTCCATGTAAATAGGCGAATTGATGAAGTTATTTCTTTGATTGAGCAAAATGAAAAACCAAAAGACTATTCAGCGAGTCCCAACGAACTATCGGTTGGATTTTGCAAGAAAGCCATTCAGGCTCATAAATCATTAATTTACGAATACAATCTTGAGGAGACATCAATTGACAGAGCGTTATGGTCAACGCTTGATGGAAAATGGGAATTTTCAAAAATAGATGCTGAGTTTTTGTGATTCGCAAAAGAAGTAAGAAAAAAGAAAAAGAATACGAATTAAGGCGACCTTTTGTGCGTCAAATATTGGAAAAATACCCCCTTTGTCAAGCCTGCCCTGTATTTGCCAAACATGATAAATTAACCACATATAAAAGACTTTTATCTACGGATGTTCATGAAATTATAAGAAGGTCTCAAGGCGGGTCAATATTGGACGAAAATAATGTATTGGCTGTATGTCGAAAATGCCATAACCGCATTGGGTCTTATCCCGCTTTGGCTTTTGAATTAGGTCTTGCAAAGCATGGATGGGATAAAGATTAATTTTGTACTAATGTGGCCTCATGTCTACTGTCAAGATTATGGGTCTAGATTTATCACTTACCTCCACTGGCGTATGCGTATCTGGTAGGCCATTTGTTATTACTAGTAAAAATAAAGGCGTAAAAAGACTCGTAGAGATATCTGAAAGAGTTTTGAATACGGTAAGTCTTGAAAACCCACATGCAATCATGCTGGAGGGGTATTCTTTCGGTTCAAAATTTAGCAGGGCGCACTCCATCGGAGAACTTGGCGGAGTCGTAAAAACACTTTTGTATAAAAATGGGTTTACGGTCATAGAGGTACCTCCTGCGTGTAGGGCTAAATTTGCAACAGGCAAAGGCAACGCTTCAAAAACTGAAGTTATGCTTTCTATTACAGAATTTGCAAAAATTGAATTTTTGGGTGTTGGTGTTGACGATTTATATGATGCGTGGGTTTTGGAACAAATGGGTTTAGCAAAATTGGGTTTATCAAAATATAAATGGTCATCAATACAACTATCGTCACTGGACAAGATAGATTGGTCGCCATTAGTTGAATCATTAAGCCAAAAGGTGGTGTCAGATGGGTCGTAGTTTTCCAATTAGTCAGGTTGATATTGAAGAAGAACTATTACGTCTAATGGAAATGCTCGAAAATGAAACTGAGATATTTGAAGAACTTGCGTTGGATGCTGCAAAAAAAGAAGCACTATACAAGTCCAATTGGGCAAAAGAATATCTTGCAGCAAAGGGTTCAATTAAAGAACGCGAGGCTTGGGCGGACTACAAAATGGACCAACAAAATTTTGATTTTAAGTGTGCTGAAGCACTAGTTAAGTCAAAACGAGAAAAATTATTATCTCTTCGTACGTCAATGGATTCAATGCGTACATTGAACGCTAATGTTAGGGCACAGGTTTAATTATGTCTGAAAATATACATCGTTCATTAAAAAACCTTATAGTCCCCATAGATTCTCTAGTCAATCTTGAAGGCAATCCACGCAAAGGTAATATTGATGCGATTGCTGCTTCGTATCAAGAGTTTGGTCAAATTAAACCCATTGTTGCCAGAAAGAATGATGATGGCTCCTCTACGGTTATTGCTGGCAATCACCAGTTAATGGCAGCAAAAAAACTTGGTTGGGAAAAAATTGCATGTATTTTCCTTGATGGCGATGATAAGCGGGCAATTGCTTTTGCGTTAGCAGACAATAGAACTATGGAGTTAGGCCACACTGATGATGATTTATTGCATCAAATGCTGGTTGATGTTTCGAATGA